ATATATGGCGCTAATTGTGTGTTCGTAAATACGTCAACCGGTACGACTGCATTTGTATTTCCAGAATTTAAAGGAATTGATACAGTTGTTAACTTCCAGGTCGTAGTACCGTCCGAAATTGAAATTATAATATCTTTTGCAACCGATTCGTCTGTAAACACTGCAATACCATATATACGACGGTCAAAAGTTGCATCGACATTTAAAATATCTTTTGCGATTGTTGTATCTGTAATTGTAAATTGCGTTACCTTATTAAAAGGTGCGCTTGTGAAAGTAATTGAATTCGCCATTTTTTTTTATGAATTATACATTAATAACATGTTTGCAGCATTCGTTAAATTTATCATTTTAATCGAAGGCCCATTATTTGCGCTAATATCCGAAATATTATTTATATTCTTATTATTTAAGTTTATATTATATGCTCCTGCGCTATTCCCTAACGCTAAAGTTTGTTCTAACGTTTGAGATCCACCGCCACTTGTAATAAATAACGACCAATGCGTAGGATCTGAATTCGGTGCTGAAGCCGAACCAATAGTTAAAATACAAATATATAAATCGTTATTATATTTTACAATATCGCCAGTATTATACGATTCCCCTGCACTAAAATCGCCAGCGAAAAACATAGTTTTATACGCAGGTATATTTAAAGTATTTCCGCTTAAAGTTGCAACGCCTTCATATCCTATCGTTGTTAAATTTAAGATTTTTTTATTTTTCCATAATTGCGAAGAAGTTTCCCAAAGTAAAGCATCGAAATTTTGCGGAGTTGTTATTTGTACGTCGTGCAATTCGTCCATTTCGTAACCGTTTTGCACTTTTACCTCGATTATACCCTGCGTTGGGTGCTGCCTGGATACTATACCAACATAAACCAAATGTATCGGTGCCTGCGGTTTAGTGCTTGTATAAGTTCCTTCCGTAGATCCAGATAAATATAATTGCGTACCAGGTGCGAATGCGTTTGTATTTAAATCCTGTAATTTTCCAGTAATTAATACGTACCCGTTATTCATGTTTGTTAAATCTGTCTGGATCATTCCCAAAGTTTGCGCGCTTGTTGCATCGCTATCCGCTTTCGCTTTTGTAACTGTTGGTAAATTACCATGGCCACCGTTAATATAAACGACCGTACCTTTTGTTAATGTTGCACCTGTATTGTTATAAACTTCTAAAACTAAACTACTGGCATTGTTTAAAGTCGGAAAAGTTTGTAGTGCACCAGTGCCGTCGATATATTGAATCGATGATCCAGTAGGATTATTAAATTTTGAATTTAAAGCCGTTTGCGTTGCAGTAGATATAGGTTTATTAAGATCACTTATATTGTCAACATTTGATAAACCTACTGCGTTTTTATCCAGTGTTTGGAATGATTTATCGCCTCTAAAATATTGTGCCGTTGTGCCTGCCGTAATTAAATTTTCTTTATTATTTAATGCTGTTTGCGTTGCCGTTGAAATTGGTTTATTAAGATCCGAAGTATTGTCGACGTTTCCTAATCCTATATCGTTTGCCGAAACGTACTCCGTTATCTGTTTCCAGTTACCAGGATATGCCGAAGGTGTATAACCTGCTGCACCTATAGAATTATACATTCTAAATGACGCACCGTTAAACATAACTCCATCGCCTACCGTATAAGTATAACCATTATTGTAATCGCCTAACCAGTTTATATTTGTAATTAAATTTAATTCCGTTTGCGTAGCTGTTGAAATTGGTTTGTTTAAATCTGTAGTATTATCTACATTTCCGAGTCCTACGTCATTTTTATTTGTTCCATGTGGATTTCCTGTCGTTTGCGAATGATCATACGCAATTTTACCGCGGTCTCCTCTGTATGCTGTCGAACTTGTTTCGCCAAGCGCAAGCGACGATGAAATTTCAACGTATACAGATCCACTCCAACGATAAGAAATATTTGTATTAATTGCGATATAAATTTTTCCGCTTTCACCTGTTACCGGAAATAACGAAAGGTTTGCATATTCGAGTACATCGTCAACGTATGAAGGTAATTGCGAAGATAAAAGTTTACCAGCCACGTCCAGTTCCGCAAGGCCGTTTGGCGATCCTTTTAAACTTGAAAGTAAATAATTATTTAAAGTTGTTTTTACTAAATTATTTGTCGGATATTTTGTTACTGAATTATCCAGTGTTAAATTTTCCTTATTTGTAACGTTTTCTGGCGTAAATCCTAAACTATTCTGTTTTAAATTTAAGGCCGTTTGAGTAGCTGTTGATACTGGTTTATTTGCGTCGCTTGTATTATCTACATTTGCCAAGCCCACTGCCGATTTATTCAAAGTTTGAAACGTTTTATCGCCTCTGAAATATTGCGCTGTAGTTCCTGGCGTAATAGTATTTTCTTTTGCTGTTAAACCTGGAACGGTAGGTAAATCTGCCGTACCGCTAATATCGCCAGCCAGTTTTAAAATTCCTTTTGTTGTTGTTGTTGCATCCGATACCGTAATAGTCGACACTTTATTATCTACATACGTTTTGGTAGCTTTTTGTGAAGGATATAACGTATCAGAAGATCCAAGCGCTGTATCGGTAGATTTATTACTTAAATTTTCCTTATTATTTAAAGCCGTTTGTTGTGCCGTCGATACTGGTTTATTTACATCGGATGTATTATCTACATTTCCGAGGCCTATATCGTTTTTATCCGCTAAAATATTTATTATATTCATTGATCTAAAGTTATAAGATTTACAATTTGTTTAAATACCCCGTTTATTTGTACTTCTACGGTCATATCTGGAAGTATGTACGTAGATCCTGGCGTAATATCAATCTGGAATGTATTATTAGAATTTTTAATACTTACTGGATCACATGGAAACGAAAATTCGCCCTCGTAATCGTATCCAATTAACGGTAAATTACATATCCCGTTGCTATCTCTAATCTCGAGAGTAAACGTCATTACGTGCCCCGCAATCTCGTCCTGCCCTCTTTCTACAAACGTAGTTATATTTGCATTAAGTATACGCCCGATCTTATACCAGCGAGGCGATTTTTTTAATAAGTTGTATATATCCCTGCATATTTGTAAAGTATCCGATTTTGTTTCTACCAGGTTCGAATTATCTTTATAAATACGATCTGCAATTACCATTATAAAATTAACAGGTGTATTTAATTCATTTATATTTCCAGTTTGATAATCGATACCCATTAACGGGTAATTTCTCGACCTATCTTTTAAGGCCAAATTTAATTCGCCAAAATAAAAAGAATGTAATTGTAAATGCGCTTTCTGGATTTCCTCGAATTCCTTTACGATATAATTTAATGTTTTTATCATACGAACGAAATATTAATATCCACGCCCCCGTTATCTGGCCTAATTTCCGCGCCAAGTTCATCGCAAGGATACAAAGAATTATAATACGAAGTGTATTCTGGAAAAACAGTATAATTTAATTTTAAGAAACGAATAAGTCGTTCACGATAAAAATTATAATCTTTTTTTAATGAATTTATGGTACGATTCATTTCCGATTCATTTACCGTATTTACGCCCTCTGCGTTTACCTTTGATAAACCAACCTGGCGAAGTTCCAAAGTCGTCATATCGACGGCCCTAACCTCAACGGCAGCAATTAAGCAATTCGATAAATATTTACTTAATAATTCCTGTTCGTTTATATTTAATGTATTATTATCGACTGCCTGCAATAAATGATTATATAACGAGGATCCTAAAATAGGTTCGATAACCGTATCCTGTACCCTGGTAATAATTGTCGAAATTAAATTATCGTCAACATTTGACGATATATAACTCAATTTTTTTAAATTACTTACTGAAATTAAATGCGTCATAATTTTATTTTTTTTCGTTTACTATTTGAAACCACGTATGACGACATGAAGGCGTATTTATTCCTGTTTCTGGATTGTGATACCAACCGCCTTTATATTCCCAAACGTTACGATCAATTCCAGAGGACCTTAAACGATCAGAAATTTTGTCGATTTCCTGCCTGGAAAAAACTCGCTGTAATTGGATAAGATTTTTACAAAAAGGACGAGAACTCGATCCAGGTGCCAACGCAGGTGCGTCGATTCTTTCTCTATATTGGTAAACGATCTCAAATTGAACGCCTCCGATATTTGTACTACCTTTTGAAGTGATCTCGAAACCTTTTATCATTCCGAGTTTTTCCAGTTGTATTAATTGTTTACTAATATATGTCGCACCCTGGTTTAATGCCTTAACGATTGCCGAATAACTTTCGCCGTTATTAATCATTTCTAAAATTTTACTTTGATCAGTTGTAAGATCTGCAAATTTATATTTATTTAAAAGTTCGCCTTCCGTAAATTCTAAATTATTGAAATCTTTTATTTCCTGCGAATAAATTTCTTTATATTCTTTTTTTCCTAATTCATTAAACCAGGATAAAACTACATTATCGTCAATTTTTGGCGTTTCTGTGCCGAAATTTAACACATCGCCGTTCGGTATAGGCGTAAGGCCAGCGAGCGCACGTTGTTCGTTTATAGTTAAGTTTTTTAATACCGCATTTGCAATCAAAGGCGACATTTTATTCAAAGTATCTGCAACGATTGATTTACTATCCGCAACCGGTTCTAATTCTAAAGATTTCGGTTTAAAGAAAATTTTATCGTTGAAATTGTTTAACGTGTAATTAGCATATTCGAGCGCATCTGTTATAACTTTTTGTCGATCACTTGCATAATTATTCATAAAAATTAAATACGCTGTTTGTAATTCCTGTGATCCTCCCAACTGGCCAGAAGTTTTTACGCCAAATAATGAAGGATTTATAACGCTGTGCCCGTACATAATTTCATCAACGATACTTTCTTTTGTTAATAAATATCTTTGATCCAGATTATTACCGTTAATTTGCATAACAGTAGGCGCCATTTCTTGCGATTTTGAGAATGTAACAACTAAACCGCCCTGCGTATCCCTATTTGACGCCTCGCCTTTTAATTGTTTAACTACGTTTTCCCTTCCTTGTTTATCGTTTGGATCACCCCAAGGTACATTTACAAGCGTTCCGCCTTTAAATCCGTTTACAACCTCTGAAAATTTAAAATAATTAATCTCGATACTGGCCAAAATTGAAGTAATACAACCAGAGTACGAAGGTATCGGATAAACAGATTTTGTTAATGTTTTTCGGTCCTCGTTTAATATATGCTGTTTTGATTTTCCGCATACATAAAGCATACATTCAGTATCGGTCGCTGTTACTTCTTCGATTGATTTAATTAATTTCCAACCTGTTTTTT